TCTCTTGCTCATACTTTGCTTTCAGTTCTTCGTATTGGTGGATCAGTAGCTGGTACTTGTCTTGTAGATCGTTGTATTTACCTTCAAGTTCCCATACCCGACTGATCAACTGCTCAACGCTGATCATAGTGTTTCTTCCTCGGTTTCTATCATTCTACCAGTTTCTGTGTCAAAACGCAAGTGACACGCAGGCCCAGTAAACCCATTGAAACGATTCTTAGCTACTGCTACTTTAGTTGTATGTCGTTCAATCTCGTCTTCTGCCATGCTGTTACGCTCCAGTGTGATCACTGCGTCCGACAATTGAGCAATAGCACCCGAGCCCCGAAGCTGTGACAAGGACACTGCTTGACCATCCTCGTGCCCTGCATTGCCACTCGGGCGGCGCAGGTGCGACACACAGAACAGGGTAATGCCTAGCTCCTGTACCAGTGTACGCAATCGCGTCATTAGGTTGTCAATAGCCTTTCGCTCATCGTGCAAGTCCTGACCTGAGACAACAATAGAAATATGGTCAAGAAACACCACGCGACAGTCAAGCGCCTTAGCCATATAACGGATTCTGTTGACCACATTATCAAGTTCAAGACTGCCAAAATGATCAAAAAGGAATACACGACCTGTTCCGAGAGTGGCATCGAAAGCCTCCTTCAGTTCTTCCTCTGTAACCTTCGTGTCAGGTAAATGCAGCATCTTGTTGGCATGCACTGACATGATGCTACGGGCTGTCTTGCGTACTGATTCCTCCAGGAACATAGCACCGATCTTGAAATCTGTTGTTTTTAGGATACAGTGCAGGATTTCACGCAAGAATTGACTCTTACCAAGACCTGATCCGGCAGTGACTGTTACCAGTTCACTAGTACGGATTCCATACAGCAGCCGGTTCAGCCCCTTGAACGGGTATTGCGCCTCAGCAGGTTTCTCAGGGTGTCGAATATCTTCCCAAAGATCAGCCGCTTGTACGATACCGTCCGGTATAAAGACTTCTGCACGCCACCATTCATTGACGAACTCCTTACCAGCCCCCGCAACCAAGTAGTCACACGCATCTTTGTACCCTGCTAGGTGTTTAACAATCTTTGCCTTAGAACCGAACAGTTCAGCCACTTCCTTAGCTGCCTTGCGTCCTGGCTCATCAGCATCAAAACAGACAACAATCGTTTCAAAGCTGTTCAGCCATTCAAACTGGGCTTTGCAGTCCTTCAAGGCTGCCTGTGCGCCGTTACGGATGGACACGAAAGGCCACTGACTACCTGCCATCTGATAGGCTGCAAGCGCGTCTAATTCGCCTTCCGTGATGGTGACATACTTGCCCCCTGAGTGAAACAGGTTCTGTCCAAACAATCGGGCCTTAGTGAACTCACCCTTGATGCCGAATGACTTGTTTTCTGTGTTCCTAACTTTGTAGGCAACGGTACTGCCAGACTCATCAGTGTACGGATAATAGTGTTTGCTACCTTCAATGGTGACTCCATACTTTTCGCAGGTTTGTCGTGAGATTCCTCGATCAGTGATCGGTTGAACCTGTCCAGGAACCTTATCAGGCAAAGAACTCATGGCTTTCCAATGGTTAATGTGTGCTACTTCGTGGTCTAGTTGGTGTTCATCGTGGACAGTCTTTGCACAGGCAAAGCAGTGGAAGTGCCCATCATCGTAGATTGCTCCAGCATCAGAACTACCACAGTAAGGGCACTCTACATGCTTTAGGAACTTGCTTTCTTGTTTCAATCTTTCCTCGTGATTGGTTTAGCCAACAGCCAGTTTTCACCTAGAAAACGAACAGATTTGACCCATTTTCGCATGTTTGCCCTGTTCAATTCCATAGGCATGTCAGGGTTATTCCATGCTTTGCGTACCTTCTTCAGCAGTCTAGTGTTCATGATGCAAGTTTATACAATCCAATGTTAGCGAATGCGTAACCAATGTAGCAGATAAACATAGGCATGTTGCCCTTGTATAGCTGCTCCAAGGCTACACCGAGATAGATCAAGCCCGTTAGGGCTATGAGCCAAGCACTCACGGCTCATCCTCATAGACTAGCCTGCCCTCACGGATGTCTTCGGCCATGATGCTGTCTAGCTCATACTCGTGAGCTATACAAGCCTGCGACAAGCCTTCTAGAACCTTGTCAGAGAGCATGTTCACAAGGTCGTAGCCACCCTCATCGACAAAGACAGACACAAGTTCCACAGTGAACCCCGGAAGGCCCTCATAGTAGACCGTGAAGGGAACATCATCGAATGTGGTTTCTATCTTGATTTCCATTTAGTTCGCTTCCTCAGTGTCCTTAAGCCATACCCAGTTCAGCAGCTTACCGTAGCTGCTATTGTCTGCCCTAGTCCACAGGATGTCACCGCCTGTGAGTCGTTCCATGCGGAAACAGACAAAGACATCCCCAACCTTGTCGGCATACCACAGCAAGGGGTCAGAGCATTTTACGATACGAAAAGCGTTCATTCATTGATTCCTGAGTAAAACACAAGGCCAACAAGCCACAAGACAACACCAAGCCATAGCATTAGACTTCCTCCAGGATGCCCATCGCCTTGGCTACCTCATCGTAGCGCCTATTGATAGCAGACAACACATTATTGTACCCGTAAACGGTCATCAGGTCAACAATGGACAGGATTGTGTGCTCATAGAATGCCTCTTCCTGGGCCTGTTGGTGTTCGGCATGCGCCTGTGCATGCTCGTGTTCTTCAAGTTGTGACATGATAAATTCTTTGATTTTAGACACAATTAGACCTTTATAGTTACATTAAAGTAAAGATACATTATAAGTAGATTAATAATGTATCATTCGTTTATGTCTTCACTGTATAGACTATTATAGTCTTCACTTTCAGGGTTGTCAACAATGTCCCCACAGTTTGCAAGGTCTTCCCGTGTGATGCACGGAATCGTGACCGTCTGATTGATCTCAGACAGGCAAGCATTGCAAGTGTCCAGGTATTCCCCTGTCAGGGCATGTTTGCGGGTTGATTCGTAGTCGTTTAGGTTCTTATCGCAGCATACGCAACGCATATGTCATCCTTTCAAGTGTTGTATTTTTACCACAGTGCTTCTTCCCAAGAATCATCCATCCTGGGTGCTTTGGTGTAGACAATAGGCTCCAGTGGCTGACCTTTGAAGGTTGGGAAAGGCCACAATTCTAGCCCTTGAACACGCTTCAGGCTACCTACCCCTTCCCCGACCCAAGATAACGCCTCTGAGGGCGTTTTAGACCCCTTCTTGGGCCTTTTCTGATCGGTTTGTTTGTCCATCTTTGATTCTTTCAATGCGATACAGCCCGGCAGGGTTACCGTCAGCGTCTAGGATGTCGTTCAGCAGAGCCCACATCTGGGCCTGTACCCGGTCTAGCGACCTGTACGCAATGATCCCCGATGTTTTGAATTTGACTAGGTACATGATCAGAACCTCCAAGCAAGTAGAACACCAAGGCCAGCGAACACGGCCACCAGTAGGACAGCATCCAGCAGGGTTGACCCTGTAAAGGTTGATTGTTTCATGGTTTAACCTTTCACAATCTTAATCACTTTAGCCATTTTGACACCATGGGCAGGGTACGCGATAACGTCCACTGTCTTATCATAGCATGCACGACAACCCGAACACTTGCCAGCATTCTCATAGGCGCGACAGAGTGTAACACCTTCTGGCAGACTGTTAGCATCAGGCACGATAACGGAACCATGCAAGCCAGGGATAAATTCACCCGTGACACTGTCCGAAGAGAATCGAACCATGACATTGGGAAGCGCTTGCATTTCAGACAAAACCATGTGAAATTTAGGGAATTTGTGCATGCGAGTCGGTAGCCAATGCTTGACCCACGGTGTGCGCTTCATAACTTCGAAAATCTTTTCAGCGAGCCCTAGCGTGTACATGTCACCCGAATCGAACCACCTGAAATAGCGGTCAGAATCCAGGGCTTTGACCATATCATCAACCCATTCGAGTCGCTGCCAGTCTTCTCGATTCTCAATCCGTGGAGCTTTAACGTTCGGGTACCGATAGTTGCCCGTGGTAGCGTAACACCCCTTGCATGCGTCAACTAAGACACCCGGTGACGCAAGGGAACCCGGACAGGTATCAAGGGCTTGCAGTGACCATGAGCGGATGCCGTCGAGCTTGGATGTAACACTGATACGGATAGCCATGTTGATCCTCTGTTGATTGATGATGTACGGATTGTGTCTGTGCTGTCGGTGTAGTCTATAGGGATAAACCCTTAGACTTTGACAAGATCAGACAGCGGAACCTTTACCGATGCATACTGCCCACAGTACACAGAGGCGCAAGCAGAGTGTCCCTGCTTTGTCTCTCTGTGCAGTGCCGTTACATATCCGATAACCCTGCTGAATGCTTGCGGCTTAGTCCTAACCTTGTCCCCGACTTTGATGCTTTGCATGATGCTGTCCTCTGTTGCTCGCCTGCATGATTGCTTGCGATGTCTGTACTGTAGCACTAAACAATATCCTACGCAAGTCTAGGGTTATTGGTAGTTTCCCTAGTACACAGGAGCACTAGATAGTACCCGTTAGAGGGTGTCGCTAGAGGGTGCTACATCGCCTCCCGCGTTCCGCTATTGCACACGCATTCTCAATAAGCTATGCAAGAACTATGCCAGACACTACCTATAGTGTATAAGCATGGACTGATACGCTACCTATAGTGTATGCTTATATAAGCAATCACTGATGTTGCACTGCAGCGAAGGCCATGCAAGAACCATGCCAGGTCATCAAAGACCGGGGGAGGGGTGCGAGGGGCTGAGAAGTTTTTGTTGGAGCCTATTCCGCTTACAAAAGAGGAAAATTAGACTAAAAAGACAACACTTAAGAACTTGTGTAAGTGTTTGATTCTGTTGTGTAAAAGCAACGGCTAGGAAGCCGATAGCGGACACCCTGGATGGGAGACTATAAAGGGTGCATCTGTTGTAAAAAGACAACAAAAATGAAGAAAAGACTTGACAAAAGACAAAAGTTGTGTTATAATAACTCTATAGACTAAGAAGAAAAGACATCTAAGAAGACATAGAAGCATAGATGTACATAGATGTATATATTTATAAATATACTTATAATATGTACTTATAAAGACATAGAAGTATATAGGGTACTGTCGTAAGTTCATAATCCATTGTCTCCCTGAAAGGATAAAGACATGACTAAGCCGTCAGGCAACAAGATTGGTCGTCCAAAGAAGTCAGACCTTGCTGCT